ATGAATACTGGAATGAACGCTAATATAGACCTATATAGAATCAGGGCTGTAAGGTTTTAATAGTTTTTAATCACATCAAGAAACAATCAACGATAGAGTGATGTCGTAAAGCATTATAGTAAAGTTAAGAAATTGTGTCAAGTCTTTTATTTTTGTGTCTATGTATTGACTTTTGAATTGTCTATACTTAGTCTTATCTAAACGGAGGTTTTATGAACAAACATGATGAAGCACATTACCATTTTGTCTTATCGGATATGGCGGATTTGGTCGATGAATACGGTTATGCTAATGTAATCAACGACTTAGAGGACATGATTGCCGCTAAAGCCAATGCAATGCTTTATGAGGTGACTAATGTCTAACCTTCGCTATGAAGTAAGGGATGAATGGGGCGGGTTAGTCAGGCGGTTTTATACCCGTGATGAAGCAGAAACCTATATTGAAATGGATAAATCATTGTGGATAAAAACATTACCGAAGCCAGCGAAGATAGATGCCTTCGCAAACGCTCTAAAACGCCTTGGGAACTGTTTATTTTAGTAGTGCTAGGGGTAGCCCTTATCTCGGCTTACGGCGGCTACAAAGCCGCTAAATGGGAACTAGAGCATACAGTATGCGGCAGTTATCAAAAAGGTCATGCTTACTGGCATGGGTGGCTTAGTGTAAAAGATGGTATTTCGAGATGTTTTTATGTAGAATCAGCATACCCTTGGCGGGTTCGTCATGGGGTTATACAAGTAGATGGGAGATGATATGAACAATGACCAAGTAGCGTGGACTGTTTGCTTGGATTGTGGCAAAAGGGTTACAGGCGATTCTATTCATACTTGCTCACCACAGTTAAAGACACTAACAGATGAGGAAATACGAATTTTGATTAATGAAGTGCCTGATTACAACATAGACATTCACGATTTAATGGAATTTGCTAGAGCAATACTAAAGAAAGCGAGTGAGAAATGAAAGCAGGGTTTAAGTCCGATGAATTTGAGATGAGTTTGCCCGAGATAGCGCAAATTATGAAGTTGCACACCAGTACCGTGTACGAGATACAGAACAGCGCATTGAAAAAGATTAGGCTGTATTGCCAGTTAAACAATATTCTGTTTGACGATTTGATTGACTCATTAAGCACTATGAAAGGGAATGAAAAATGAGAAACGAACCAAAAGGAGTAATGGCTACATTTAAAGTCACGAAGACTTACTATGTGACTGTTGAAGGATACAGCGAACAAGATGCTTGGAGTAATGCTGAGAATCTAAGCCCTTCAGAGATTAAGGAAGAAGATTTTGAGGATATGGAGATTGAACTGCATAGTGGATTTGAATATGCCAGTTTCTAAATTCGTAAAGCACCTACCGTGTGAGCATTGCGGTAGTTCAAATGCCAATGCGCTCTATGACGATGGTCATACCCATTGCTTTAAGTGTGAAACCTACACCGCAAGCAATGGTGAAACAACAACAATGAAGGCAGTTAAACCAATGAACAAGGACATACAATTTTATGACTCTGCTACTAATTCTAGTATCGCTGACCGTGGTATTACTTCGGCTACTTGCCTGACCTACGGTGTTAAACAAGCCACTGGCAAACACTATTACCCATTCTATGATGCTGATGGCACACTAGCGGCAGTTAAGACTAGGGATGTGGCAAACAAGCAATTCAGCATTGCTGGTGACTTTAATGGCGCTACGCTGTTCGGACAGCAACTGTTCGCTAAAGCAGGTCGCTACTTGACCGTCTGTGAGGGCGAATTAGACGCTATGGCAGCGTATCAGATGCAAGGTAGTAAATATCCTTGCGTTAGCGTTAGAAACGGCGCAGCGGCGGCTCTAAAGGACTGCAAAGCACAGTATGAATGGATTGACTCATTCGAGAACATCGTTATAGCGTTTGATGCCGATGAAGCAGGTCAAAAGGCTTCACAAGCAGTCGCTGAATTGTTCGGTGGCAAAGTCAAGGTAATGAAACATAAGAAAGGATACAAAGATGCGTGTGATTATTTGGCGAATGGCTCTGGTAAGGAATTTGTTGATTGTTGGTGGGGTGCTGAGGCTTATGTCCCTGATGGAATTATTCAAGGTAACACGCTCTGGGATATGGTCTCAGCTCCTATCGAGAAAGCTGATTGTGATTATCCATACGAAGAACTCAATAAACTCACCTACGGAATCAGGAAAGGTGAGCTGGTCATGGTCACAGCCGGAAGCGGACTTGGAAAGTCTCAGTTTCTTAGAGAAATTGTATGGCACATCTTGTGCAAAACCAATGATAACATCGGACTTATGTTTCTTGAAGAAGGAGTACGCAAAACAGCTCGGTCTTTGATGTCGTTAGCAGTAAACAAACCAATCCATTTACCTGATGTGGAAATATCGCCGGAGGAACTGAAAGATGCTTTTGATAGAACTTTGGGAAGTGACCGTATTTACCTGTTTGACCATTTTGGTAGCACTTCTTTGGAAAATATTGTCAATCGAGTGCGCTACATGGCAAAAGGTCTTGGCTGTGGTTATGTTGTGCTGGACCACATTAGTATTATCATTAGCGGCGGTGATGTTGGCGATGAACGGAAAGCTCTCGATGCTATTATGACGAAGCTCCGTATGCTAGTTCAAGAGACTGGTATATCGTTAATCTGCGTTAGTCATTTGAAACGTCCAAGCGATAAAGGTCATGAGGAGGGAGCCTCTACATCCTTGGCACAGTTGCGTGGTTCAGGGGCTATTGCACAGTTATCTGACATCGTAATCGGTTTAGAACGCAACGGACAGGCGCTTGACCCGATTGAACGCAACACCACGAATGTTAGGGTTTTAAAAAATCGTTATTCGGGCTTTACAGGCAATGCCGGAAGTATTCTTTACAACGGAAGTACTGGTCGTATGCTTGAGATTAAAGATACTTTATAAATATGTTGACATTTTCCTTGACTTGTGTTATCATAATAAGTGGTCAAAGAAAGGACACCTATGTTTAAGTTTACCTGTAAAGTATGTAAGCACGAGCTTCCAACAAGTAAGTTCTCTGTTAGCACTAAAGTCAATAAAGCAGGAGAGTCTAAGGATTATGTTGACTCTACCTGCATGGTGTGTAGACGACGAGCGTACTTAGCAAAACCCGGAAAGAAAGAGATACACCGACAAGGAACAAAGAACTGGTATCGTGATAATCCTGACAAAGCTAAGTCGCAGCGTCTCAAGCAGTACGGATTAGACTTAGACGGGTATAATGCTTTGCGTAAAAAGCAAAAGTATTGTTGCGCTGTTTGTCATAAACATGAAACTGAGGTTTCGCAAGGAAGGGCTAAAACAACCGCAACTGCACTTCATGTTGACCACGACCATGTTACCAACAGGGTTAGAGGACTGTTGTGTACAAATTGCAACACTATCTTGGGTAAATGCTATGATGATGTTAAAATACTAAAACAGGCTGTAAATTATTTAAAGGACACACTATGAATAACGACTTAGTAGAAAAAGCACGGCAGTATGCCAAGACAGACGAATACTCTGTTACTCGTAACTACATAAATGCCTTGTGCTTGGAGATTGACAGGCTACGCACACTTAACCGTGATGTCTTTGGTCGTATTCAAGACAATCGTGCTGTCTATGCGGATGCAGAGCGTTATCGCTGGCTCAAGAGTGCGTCATGGGATATTGACCCTAAGACTGTCGCACCATCAGTGATAGCCTGTAATGGTGATATGTCTGAATGGCGCTGGATGATTGGTGATGAGATTGATGTCGCTGTGGACAAGTTTATTGCCGAGGGAAAATAAATGATATGGTATGGAAATGTCCACCACTACACTTACCGAACTGGAACAACTTTTGGAAATGGAAAACAGAGATGGTGAAATCACCCTGCATTGGTAAATGTACCTACGACATCACGATTATGAGCTGTAACGATTGTGGTAGAAACAAAGAGGAAATCAGTACTTGGTACAAGATGACCGATGAAGAAAAGTTAAAAGTATTAGAGCGTATTGAAACTGAAAGGTGTAAAGGAAAATGAATAATAAATGGACTAAAGAAAACTTTGAAATATATGATTCTCAAAATCCTGAGATTTGGGAAATGTTTAAAAAGTTCTCCTTACAAGTAGCTTTAAAACGAAAACACTTTTCAGCAAAATGTGTATTTCATCGTGTAAGATGGGAAACAACTGTTGGCAGTACAGGTGACTTTAAGATAGATGACGGATGGATTAGTCATTACGCTAGAAAATTTGCTAAAGAGTTTCCAGAGTACGAAGAATTATTTGAGTTTAGAATACGTAAGAAAAGTTATCACAATCAAGAAGCGAGGACACCGTGAGTAAGAATGTAAAAGTAGATGGCTTTGTGTGGGTTGCCGAGAACGGTGCAGTGGATTACGGTTTCTTCTTTGGCGATGCCGATGAAGCCGTACAATTTAGCACCACACTCAAGCAACTTATTCGAGATACGCTAGAAGCCTACAAGGTGTTAGGTACTGATGTTGTTGCACACTATCACGTTGAGGACTGTCAGCAACTGATTAAGGCACTCAGCAACGCACAGAAGATGATTGAACACGAACTGAAAAGGATACAAACCGATGCTAGTCAAGATAAATAATATCGTCATTGAAACAATGAATATCAGCTACATCATTGACCGTGATGTTTACATGAACAATGGTAAGTGCTTTAACCTGCTCGAGCCTGAAATAAAAGACTTACTTGCGGCGATGTTTGAAGAAATACGACCAATGCCGGTAGAAGTAGAAGAAGAGCCGTTAGTAATTAAGAAGCCAACAGTTAAGAAGAAGAAATGATACGCTGGACAGGCACAATCCTGTGCTTACTTGGTATCGGACTGACCAGTCTCAACATCTTTCCTTTAAACCTGTGGTTTGGCTTTATCGGTAGCGGATTGTGGGCGTGGGCTGGTTATCGTGAGAACGACTATGCCTTGTTCACCGTTGAAGGAGTAGCGGTATTGATGTACTTAGGAGGCTTGATAAAATTATGCTTATGAACAACGACAAACGATTCGACCTTGACTTACAGTACGGGCAAGTGTTTGAGAAGAAGGTTGCTGATATGTTGCAGCACAGCAAGATAGAAGTAAAGACTGAGCGAGAGAAGTGGAAGTCCACAGGCAACATCGTAATCGAGTTTGAGAGTCGTGGTAAGCCTAGTGGCATCGCTACCACCGAGGCAGAGTACTGGTTTCATAACCTTGCTCTTGGTAATGATATTGTGATGACTTTGGTAATCCCAACTAAAATACTCAGGAATTATATTATTCAGACAATGCCAAGGATTGTGAGTGGCGGTGATAACAACACTTCCCGATTGTATTTGCTTAATCTGCAAAGTTTAGTTAAAATGATTAACGTATGCGCATAGTCCTTGACATCGAGACCAACAGCACCCACGATAAGATTTGGTGTGTAGTTACTCGTAACATTGATACGGATGAAGTCTTTACGTTTACAAAGACAGGGACAATACAGTCTTATCTTGACAGAGCTGCAGAAATAATAACTCATAACGGTATCTTTTTTGACTTCCCTGTACTCAAAAAAGTTTGGGGAATACAGGTAAAAAAGTCTCAAGTAGTAGATACGCTAGTGTTGTCACGATTGTACAATCCTAGTCTAGAAGATGGACACAGCCTTGCTGCTTGGGGTAATCGTCTAGGTTTCCCAAAAGGTGACTTCACAGACTTCGATGGCGGTCTTACCGACGAGATGTTGCAATACTGTATTCAAGACACAAAAATAACAGCAGAGCTTTATAAACACTTAACTCAGGAGATGGAAAATGGTTTCTCAAAAGAAAGTATCACGCTTGAACACCAAGTCGCAATTATCATTGCTGAACAAGAGCGAAACGGTTTCAAGCTGGATATGCCTAAAGCTCTATGCTTATTATCTGAACTTAAAACTAAACTGGACATTATTCAGGTTGAAATGGAAACCATCTTTCCGCCAGTCATCATCAGTGGCAGAACACATAAAACAAGTGGGAAGCCTCTCAACGACATCATCACCCCGTTCAACCCCGGCAGCCGCCAGCAAATTGCAGAGAGACTTCAAGAAAAGGGTTGGAAACCCAAAAAGCGTACCGAAAAAGGTAGCGTCATCGTCGACGAAGAAGTCCTCGCCAG